CGTCGCCGGGCGCGGCGGTCGTGGCGGAGACGTCCTGATAGTTTTCCGGGATCGCGCCGACGGTCACGCCGGACAGGCCGTAATAGCCCTGATCTGGTGTGACGGACTGCTGCTCCTTCGTCGGCGTGACGGATTTGGCCTGCAGGTTGTAGTTGCCGCCGCCGGAGACGCCCTTGACCGTGCCGGAGCCGTTGTGATAGCCCGCAGGGATGGTATAGGACTCGCCCTCCTTGACGTTGGCGTCAACCGCGCCCTGATTTTTGATGGCGGCGGCCTTGTCGGTCAGCGCGTCGAGTTTGTCCGTGCTCGCGGCGAGGCCGAGGCCGACGAGCCATGTGCGCAGCTTGTTCCGCGCAGTCTGTAGTCTGGTAATTTCGGTTTGTGTGCTCATAAAATCCTCTCCTTAAATCGTCGCAAGCAGCGCGTTGATGTTGCCTACCTCCGTGTACACGGCGGCGGAGGTGACAGGCTTAGTGTTGTCCTTTTCGACTGCGTCCGCCGTATCGACGGACAGGGTGTTGGTTTCGGCGTCCAGCTTCAATCCGGGGCCGATGTTGTAGCCGCCGCCGGAGCCGCCGCCGGCACGCACGGAAACGTTAAAGGAAACGTCGATCGGGTCGCGGTTCTTGAGTTCAAATTCAATTCCGCCCATTACAACACCGCCTTTGAAAGCGCGGCAGATACGTCGATCTGCTTTTTCTCGGAGCCGAGCACGTCTCCGCTTTTGAATTTCACGCGAATCTGCATCGGGCAGACCTTCGGCAGGCGGAATGTTTCTTCCTGCGCCAGCGGGAAATAGAATTTCCCGTCCGCGTATGTGATCTGGCCTGGGTAATACTTCTGCAAATACAGAAGCGTCATTTCGATCTTCTCAATATCGTCGATCTCGACAGCCTGCCCGTTGTTCTTGACCGTGACGGCCAGACTGTACGCATCGCCCTGTACCATGCCGCTCATACGTCTATTCCTCCATATCTTTCGTGGAATATCGCTCTAATTCTTCCGCGCTTTTCCTCTTCAAAATGTTTGCGATTTCCTCCTGCGTAAGCCACGGCAGCTTGCTCAGAATCGTTTCGTCGTCAAGGTAGCTCGCGGCAAGCAGCACCATCTGCGTCTGTTCTAACTGATTTGTTATTTTGGATCGCATAAAGGATGGCTCGTCATCAATACCAACGATCTTAAACAACGCCTGCAGGAACTCGATCACGCAGTATTCAAATTGATCCACCTTGTTATCCATCGGCTGATACGCCGCCATGATCTCCGTCGCCGTCTTCTGCCCCGCCTGCACTTTTGCCACATCAAGCATTTGCGCGTCACGGTAAAGATCGTCGCTGATTCTGGAAAGAAGCGCTTCCCGAGCTTCAACCGGGATTGTGAGCGTATGAGCCTCTGCCTTCGCGCCGTCGTCGTCCACAAGCCCTACACCAATTCTCCGCATGGACTCTTTGAACCGTGCCATATCGATCTCGTCCATGCCGCCAGCATTGGAGATCGTCCAGTAAATGATTGACGCCTCATCAACTGTATTCGCAAAGCCTGACTTAATGAGATCGTAGCAGTCTATCGCCTCGCGTTGGCCGACAAGCTCTGACTGCCTTGCGCGGTTGCCGTAGAGCGGAATAATCGGGAAGCCGGGATAGTTTTGATATGCAAGGATCTCCGTACCGTCCGCTTCGGAACTTGCCTCGACAGATACATATCCGCGCTTTGCCTCTAGGATCTCCATGTTTTTTCCGCTTCTGCGGATGAACTGTGTAAAGCCGTCCGGCTCGTAGAGTGTTGCGCGAAGCGGCTTCGTATCGGATACCTGCCAGAATCTAATCCCGGAGCGCAACGCACCGTTTTCCTCATCGAGAAGCGGAACGAACTCTGTTACATCGAAAACCTCAAGATGATCAAGGTTCCAGAAGCCATACGATACGCCTCCAACAAGGGCCGCATGCGCTGCGTCCTGCAGCCGAACGTCGAACGATGCGCCGAGTTTTTCTTTGTTCGCGGCTCCTTTCAGCGTCACGCCGTTCCCGAGCAGATACTGCGTTTCCTGCGTGATGAAATTTGCAAAGAAATTGCTCCGAAGCTTATAGTTCGGACTGTAGTTGTCCGGAATGACTTTCCCGTTGAGTGTATAAAGCAGCTTTTGAAAATTTGCAATCGTCACATTCCTGTGCGCGTCATACTCCTTCGCAATAATCGCCTGTTTGTATAAATCCGAGTCTTTGTGATTATTTATCGCGGACAGAACAAATTCCATCCGTTCCCGGTCAGACTTTTCCGCAACCTCTAAAAAATCCTGGTATGTTTTCATCTTTTACCTCACCGCGCCAGCTCCGGCACAAATCTGTGTTCTTTGAAGTGCTTTTTCAAGACCGTCATCACCATGTACCTGATTTCGTCCATAGCGTGGTCGTTTTCCTTCACGACGCGGTCAGATTCTGCTTTTTCGTCCCACCTGTAAAGCCCAAATTCCCGGATTGCATCTTTGCAGCCCTCATAAATCTTGATCTTCCCAGATGCCAGCATTTCATCGGTCGTCTGGATCCCGGCCAGCACGTCATTTATCGCGCCGCGAACTTTGTATTCGTGGTGCTTTTTGATGGTTGCAATAAAGGCGTCGGCCGACGGGTCGGCGACTATGCATTTTATGTCTCGCCCGCTCGCCAAACGCCTGATTTCCGTGTAATACTCTTCTGGGGACTTTTCCGCTTTTTCGTCGCGCCCGCAGTAATAATACTCAGCGATTCGCACAGCCTGCTTGCTTGTGACGTGCCACAGCCCGGCGGAAAACGGGTTGTGCGTGCCGTAGTCAACGGAAATGTAATATTCCCCACCTGTCGGGATCTCGTGCACAATGCAGTCGGCTCCAAACCTGCTGTAGACAAGCCCTTCCGGCGTGCATCGCTCGCCGCAAATGTCCCGGCGATACCAGATGCTGTTTACGTCATACTGGCTTTCGATCTCCGCGAGGCGCGCCGCTGTGATTGTCGCGTTATCCCGGATGGTGAAATGCTGGTAGTTGTACCGCTCGCCGAGCCGTTCCGGGAATCTGTCGATGTAGTTTTGGTAGATCCAATGCCCCGGCGAAGACGGGTTCAGATCCCAGAATACACGCCGCAGCTTCGCGGCAAGCTGTCGATTGAACGCCTCCTTGATCGTATCCTCATGGTGAAGGTTGATCTCGGTTGCAATCCACATTCCGTATGAGTTGCCGCGTATTTTTTTAAAGCTGTCCGCTTTCGCTCCGCCCGCAAAAATAACTACATAATCCCGCCCACAGGATTTAATTACAAGAGCCTCGTTTCCCTTATACTTCGTCCATCTGCACCGACCGCGAAATAGATATTCAAGCCCGAATCCGTTCGCGTCTCCAATGTTCAGCTTAGCGTTCGCCGCTGTGGAGCCGGTCGCCAAATGGATTCTATCAGGCGTGCCTTTGTTTATCATCGTTGCAAAGGCGGCTATATTGTCGATGGTTTTTCCCGCTCGAACAGCACCCTCCGCAACAGAAATAATGCAGTGCGTTGCATTTCTGATATATTCCTTATGCTTATCCCCGAACGCTGGGTGGATTGTCGAACTTTTCATTCGATACCCGCTTCTTTCAGATAAGCGTCCGTATCCTCCACGTCAATCGATTCTTCTGGCTCATCGCGCTGCCCTAAGTATTGCTTCCCAAGCCAAATAGCCATGCTCGCGTTCTTTTCCGCAAGCCGCCACTGGCTCCGGCGCAGTGAAATTTTCCCCGCTCCTCGCTTTTGCTTAAATACCTCGGAAAAACTGGCATGATAGGTGCGTTTACACCAACTATCCAGTGTTTTATCAGTCACACCAAACCAACCGCAGATTTCCTCAAGCGTGCATTGCAGGCCGCAGAGGTTCTCGAACTGCTTCTGATCTATTTCCTTTCTTGGCCTTGCCATACGCGCCCTCCTTTCTCTGCTGGCGTTTGATAAATTTCTCAATGTCCCGCTTCAAGTACGGGCTGTTCGTCTTTGCGATAATCGACTGTGCTTCTTCAATCGTCATGCAGAAGCACCGCCTTTTCGCCAGTGAATTTTTCCCATCGTTTGATAATGACATCGCAATACTTTGGATCAAGTTCCATCATGTAGCAAGTGCGGTCTAACTGTTCACAAGCGATAAGTGTTGAGCCGCTACCGCCGAATAGGTCTACAACATTTTCATCATCCATGTGGTTCTTCAAAGCCCTTGCACACAGGGCAACGGGTTTCTGTGTTGGGTGAACATAATTGCTGTCCTTTGCAATTTCCCACAGGTCGCTTTCGTTTGTTATCTTATCGTCAATAGTACCGTTAAACAGGCAAAACTCGTGCTGGTGTCGGTATCCTCTGCCAAGACCAAACACATTCTTTGCCCATACAATGCAGGACTTAAATGGAAGTTTGCTTTGCAGTACCCCGTAAAATTCCAAATTACACCACACATAGTAACAATCAGGGTCAAGGTGTTTAATCATTTGGCAGGTTTCTTCAATGAAGTTATTGAAATCTTCTTCCGAAAGGTCATCGTTTTCAATAACATCAAACTTGCCGCTTCTACCATTGAAAGCCACATTGTAGGGAGGGTCAGTAAACACCATATCCGCTTTCTTGCCATCCATCAGCAATTCCACGGTTTCCTTGTCGGTGCTGTCGCCACACATCAGCCTATGTCTGCCCAACTGCCAAATATCGCCCAGCTTTGTAATCGGCTCTGCATCTTCGTCAACTTCTGGTGCTTCGTCCTCAACAACGTCTTCCGTTTGGTCTTCTGGAAGTCCCCAGTCAAAGTCAAAAGCCGACAGGTCGAGCCCCGGCAGTTCGACCGACAGCAGGTCAAAGTCCCAGTCGCTCTCGTTGCTCTTGTTATCCACCAGCCGCAGTGCGTTCACTTGCTCCGGTGTCAGATCGTCCACGCAAACACACGGCACTTCTTCCATGCCGAGCTTCTTCGCCGCTAGAGCGCGGCAGTGTCCGATTACAATCACACCGTCACGATCGATCACAATCGGCTGCACAAATCCATACTGCTTGATGCTCTCCGCAACGTTGTTGATTTGTGTCTTGTCATGCTTCTTTGCATTTTTCCCGTATGCAGTAATGCTGGAAAGCTTTCTGTTTTTTACCTCCATGTTGTCCTCCCCATCATGCCCGATCACCGGTCAGCCACCTCATTTTTTCGTTCTCGTGTCTCCGTGTGTGAATAAATATATTTATTCACACCGGAGAACACGAGAACAGGAGGAGGAGGTTTCCGCAGAACGCTGCGGTGCCGATGAAGAAGGGCGTAGAGTTGATCTCTACGCCCTTATAGTAAATGTTAAATTTGGCTCTGGGACGCAGACTTTTTCATGAAAGCCCTCTTTTTTGCCCCACAAGGCGAATAAATTGCCTGTGCCACTCCTGCGCGGTGCGCTCCGAGACGTAGCACGCAAGCGCAGCCCCCTGAAGCGTGTGCGTCCGCTTCCAAAGAACCAAATCTATGAGCCGGAGTCGCTCCGCGCCGTCAACGAGCCGTTCCGTCTCTGCGATTGCATCCTCAACGGCAGCGCGCTCGGCCCTCGTCATCAGCCCGCCGCCCTTATAGCTGCGAATCATCCATTTCGCATAGGCCCACCAGCCGTATCGCGGCGTGCTCATTAGTAATGCTGCCTCCCTTCGCGCTTTGCGCGGTTCGCATCGTGCAGCGTCCGCATGCAGCCCCTTGTTGTTGCATATCTCGCTGCGTCCTTCGATTGCTCCTGCTTGTATCTGTCCGCCTCCCGGCGGAATGCTATGTATCGGGTGCAGTCCGTGTGGCAGCCGGTATGCCTGTCTGCGCAGCCTTTGCACGGAGCCTGCACCGGTGTAAGCCCTAGATTTCCTTGCATTCGTCCACCCTCACACATACGCGCTTGCCGCCCACCTCGACGACATAGCCCGTCCGGTTTGTCCTGTATTTGTATTTCTCGGCAGGATACACCCGCCCGCAGACAGGCCGCATTTCCGGGTATACCGGGATTGATCGTGTAATCAGGATCCGCGCGCGCTCCGCCCGGCCCATCACAGCGTCCCTATGTGCCGTCCAGGCGCACGCCTCGCTGCAAAAATTGTATTTTGCCTTGTACTTCGACGGTGCGCGCATAAACGTTTTCCCGCAGGCATCGCACGTCAGCTGCATCGGCGGTCTTGGCGGCTTTCGCTGCGTCTTGCTCATAGCTTTACCCCCTTTATGTACTTGTCGAAGTACGTTACGGCTACTGCCATCGCCGCCCACATATCCTTTGCAAACTTCGTGCCGTTCACATAAAAGAAGCCCGGCTCTTTTTTCGTCCCTACACCTCCGTATCTGTCAATCAGCGCTTGCCGGATATTCTTATCCTTCGCGCTCAGACAGCCGCACAGGTACAGCTTTTCTTCTCGCCGGTATATTCTTTTCGGCTCATATCCGCCAGTCCTTAACGCAATTTCCCAGAACCGCCCGATCCAGACGCAGGTATCAAAAACCTCTTGGCCTACCGTCATGCCCATGCCCGCGATCATCTCGATTGCAACGTCGTAGCCGTTCCCGTAAAGCTTCTGCGCGATCAGCGGCAGCAGAACGTTGTTCTCGCTCTTCCCGGCCTCGAGCACGCGGCGAATTTCTTCGCCGTCGTGCTCGACCACCACATAGCCGGATTTCATATTCCCCGGATCAATTGCAAGAATTGTTCCCATCAGGTCACCTCCTTTGTTCAAAGTCTTCGCATTCCTCTCCGGAAAAGTACCTCCGTTCCAACTCCTTCTCCGAGAACCGTTCGGCCTTGTGTTTCAAGCACCGATACGGATAAACGTAGTTCTTTCTGTATTCCAGATTCTTGCAAGTCAAGCAGCAATCCTGCATCAGCTCTCCTCCTTTCGCGCTTCCACGAGCAAACCGCAGCCCGCTCATTCGGTCACGCCTCTACTGCAAAAATCGTCCGGTGCAATCTCCATATCGCTGATGTCGCAGATGAGAAAACCGTTAGCGTTACCGGCGTTTGTCTTCCAGCGCGGCTTTGCCGTCAGCCCCCAGTTTGCATGGTTCCGGCTCGTTCCGATGGACATGAGGATCTTTCTTGCGCGTTTTCTGGTCATGACTTGCCCTCCTCTACACGCGGCTTAAGCCATTCTTTGATTTGCATCGCGCAGGAGCAGCAAAGCTCAATATCAGGTGATTCCTCATGGAACGCGCTTCGTACGTTTACATACGTCGCAGAGCTTGTGGGGTTTATCTCCGCCCCGCAGCGGTCACATACTCGTTTCGTTGCCATCCTTCTTGCCCTCCTCATCCTTGAGAATCACCATCGCGGAGTTGTCTTTCCTTTCATTACACACCTCGGCAGCACCAGCACTATTTTCCGTGATGTACTTCTCGAAGTTTTCCATTCTTTTGGCGCACCAGTCTGGATTCTGCGCCATAATCATTGTGGTGTATCTGGCAGCGTCTATTAGGCTCATCCTTTATTCTTCCCTCCGTTCTCCGTAGCTGCAATACCCGTCAGGCTCCGGGTCTGAAAGCCCTCTCCGATCTGCGCAGTACGGGTCATTTTCTTCATTCCGACTGAAATTCTCGCAATCTTGGCAACGCACTACCGATACAACTTCGACAGCAGCTCGCCTTTTGCCGCCGCAATGGCGACCGGGTTGTGTTTATGTTGGCCCATCGTCCCGCACCTCCACGCCAGCCTCGTCCAGCAGGTCAGAAAGATCGGTGTCCACGCTGCTACCAATAAACTCGCCATTTTCGTCGTAGTGGTTGTACTCCGTGGTCGGCCGGGATTCTATCCCTGCAAACTCTTTTAAAAGTCTCAGATATTCGTCGTTATCGATGAGCTGAGCCTGATAGAGTTGTCTCAACTGCGCTTTGGTTACGTACTTAGCCATCCTTCTTGCCCTCCATTTCCCGCAAAGCCTTCTCGGCTTCTTCGTGGGTGAGGAAAACGGTCTTACCAAAATTTCTAATATCGGTTGAGAGCGCTGCCCTATCACTACTTTCGTAAGTATTGTAGAAAAATGGCGCTGCAATTTCTTTTACAACTCGTTTTTCAACTCCAAACCTAGTCACGGCATACAGTGTATCTCCTTTTTTGGCAGGTAGAACAATAACTCTTCCGTCCTTGTCGGCCTCGGCAAGCTCGCGGATGTGATGGAGCAATGTAAGCTGCTCAGTCAGCGTTTTTGATTCTTTCAGCGCGTAATCGAACAGTTCTCCTAGCGCAGTTACCTCTTTTGGCGTCAGCCCCGTGTCCTCGTAGGCCGCAAGTCGCTCACACACCGCTATTTCAAACGGGCAATCCTTGATTTTGCACCCGCTGCCGTAGCACGGTTCTTTGAAGCAGCGCGGATAATAGGCGTGTTTATACGATGATTCGTTCCATTTAGTCAGTCGTTCCATAGCTCTTCCTCCACATACCGCCAGCTCTGCGGCGGGCGGGTAATTGGCCTGGGTTTTGCCTTGAGCGCTACCTCTACCTCATTTGGCACAGCGTAAAATTCCCGCAGTTCGCGCGGGGTATCGTAAATCCTGAGATTGGATATGTGCCAGCCGAAGCCGGTGGCAGCTCCGAGATACCGGTGCAGCTCCGCAGGCTCTAGGCAGGTTGGCCGCGCAGCATCCGACGGTATCCTTCCCGCGCCGTTAATGTTGATGATCTGATCGCACAGAAATTCCCCGATAACCTTTTGCCGCTTATCCCATAAGCCAGTGGTCGGCGCTTTTTCCGTCTTTATGAAAACCGGCTTGCCGTGATACGTTTCTCCATAATTCTCATCGCCGTCTTTCATAATGGTGAGTAGCTTTTCCTCCGGTTTTGTGCAGTAGATATAGCACTTAAACGGCGTATCCATCTTCGGGCGCGTCTTGCGCACCTCGATCGTTTTCTCTCCGCTTATGATCTTCTCGCACCACCTTGGTCTGATGCTGATTAAAACAGCTATCATGCCTTGTCTCCTTTCTCCGGTGCTCCCGGCAGCGGCATCCAGTCGGTAATCAAACCCTGCGGAACCTCCCAGTTGCGACACTCCCAACCGAGCCCCGGAATATACCGAGCCGCATCCACGATGCTTCCGCCTGCGTCCTTAAAAGCGATAAGGTATCGCTTAATATAATCTGCTGGCAGCTTCTCCTCCACGCTGATCCACTGCGGCACCTTCTCCCGCAGCGCCGCGTTCTCGGCGGTCAGGCGCTCGATCAAGTCAGCTGCACCAACCATCATGTCGCCCATACAATCCTCGCTGTCAAACAATGGGCATTTCGCACAAGTTTGTGCGTCTGTTCTGCGGGAGCATACCCGCAGCGCCTGTATAATTTCCTCGTATGTCATATATCCTCCATTCCTTCAAGAACCATTTGTCCCGGCAAAACGCCATCCTCCATTCACCAGTGCATCACATCCTCGCCGGTTTCTCCAAAGCGCATACCTCCGTCCATTTTCCCACGCCGTCTGCGCTCATCGAGCATCCTGTCAAACGCCCGGACATACGCGGCTTTAATTTTCGGATACCTTGCAAACTCGGCGTATCTCGTTGCCTTTTTGGCAAGAGATCATTCGATGCACCCCACGCGCGTCCATCGGTTCAGCTCCTCCATCAATGCCTTAAAAATCGGGTATGCCTGCTGCGGCACTACAGCGTTTCCGAGGCATTTAAGTCTGTCCACCCTGGCGGGAATCCCATGAGCCACTCTACCCACGTCGGGTTCAGCTGCCCACCAACCTGATCGTTGATGTTGTTCGCGCGGGCCGGGTTTTCGTACCGCTTCCGCTGCCCTGTTCTGTAATCGCGCGCACACGGTGTTGCAAACATCCGCTCCATTGCCACTCTCTGCGTCAGATTGCATTTGCCCGGATCTTTCTGCCGACTTGGCGGCACAGAATGCAGCGTGTCTTTGTATTCGTTCGCACGCGGCGTCGGCCATAGCCCGCTCCGGATCAGTACCTGTGCCCCTAGATGCGTGCTCTTTTCTGGTGGTCTTCCGCTCGTCACCGCAGTCATGCCGCATTGTCCTGCCGTCGGTGTCTGCCACATCTGCGATGCCGACGAAGAACACCCGCGATCTCCTGTGCCAAGCTCCGACAGCCGCAGCCTCAAAATTAAACACGACGACGTGATAGCCAGCACGCTCCAGATCCTTGACCACCTGCCCGGCGGCAATCTTGATGATTCCAGGAACGTTCTCACCGACAACGCAACGCGGGCGCAGCTCGGTGATAACTCGGAGCATCTCCGGCCAGAGGTATCGATCATCCCCTTTGCCCTTTTGCTTTCCAGCCACGGAGAAGGGCTGGCATGGGAATCCGCCGGAAATAACGTCAACTGCTCGTAATCCTGTTCGCTCATAGAAGCTCTCCTTTGTCAGCGTCCGGACATCACGCCAGCGCGGCACGTCCGGCCAGTGCTTTTCCAGCACCTTCATCGGGTAGTCGGCAAACTCACACTGCCCGACGGTCGTAAATCCGGCCCACTCGGCAGCCAGATCAAGCCCGCCGATCCCGGAAAACAGGCTCAGATGCGTCAGCATTTTGTTTCCTTCGCCGTCGGCGTCAACTTGGCCAGCATGATCTGGCCGAGATCCGCCACGTATATTAGCCGCCCGCGGCTGTACACCATCAGCTTGTCGCCCTGGATCTCCATCCGGTCTGCCTCGATGTTCGTCAGATCGTTGCAGCAATCGCAAACAAATCTCATGTCTTGTCCTCCTTGTCCTCCTTGTTTTCCGCAAGCATTCGCTCGACCGCCTCCAACTGGAACGCATCAAGTTCGTCCCCGTGGCGCTGTACGCCATGTTGCATCCGAGCGGCCCCCTTCGATACAGGCCCCATCACCCTGTCCACAGCTGCGCGTTCCAGCGGGTTCAGCTCGTCATGGTGTCCCTGCACGCCGTAGCCGGGCTTTGCAGCGCGGCCGAGCGCCGCAGGGCGTGTGCTGGCCTCTTTCAGCCAGTCAAACACGATCCCCTTGTAATTTGCGGCCATAGAGCGGGTTATCACGTCGATCATGGCTTCCTCGCCGTATTCCTCCGCAGCCTTTGTGATCTGCGTAACAAGGCTTTGCAGTCCAACAGGCTTATACTCTTCCCGTCGTTCTCCCTTGTACGTCACCCATTTTTCAACTGCTTCGCGCAGCGTGGGGGGCAGGGGGGAAAGAATACTGTCCTTGTCCTTTTCCTTTGTCCTTTTCCTTTGTCCATAGCTTTTTTTGCTTTCCTCGGAAAGCATTTGCTTTTTTTGCTTTTCGTTGCTTTCGTCAAAAGCATTTGCTTTTTCGGATTCAGGCCGACCGCCCTGCTTTCCTGCCTCACTTCTGGACGCGGAGACGGCTTTCTGTGCCGCAACGGATTCGTCAATGTCCCGTCGAATCGCAGGCCAAATGAAACGTTCACTCCCGCTGAACTCTGGCTCTGCTCCCGACTCGCGATAATCCATCGCAGCCAGCACCAAGCGCCCCACCTCAGCAGCACTGTACGCCTCGAAATAGCTCCTGTAACTCAGCCACAGCTTGACGTATTCCTTTTTATCTCCCATCCGTCAGCCCTCAGAACGGAAGCTCGTTTTCGTCGCCGATCTCCATCTGCGGCATATCCGGCGCAGAGAACGGAACCGGCGTTGTGCTCGGCAGCGGATTGAACTCCGAAGAGGCCGGTGCAGCGGCAGAAGCATTCTGCCCGTCCCGCTTGCTGTCGCCGAAATAAACGCTTTCTGCGACGATCTCTGCCGTTTTGCGCTTGTTTCCGTTCTTATCTTCCCAGTTGCGGATCTGCAACCGGCCAGAAACAACAGCCATGCGGCCCTTGGAGAAATACTTGCTGACGAACTCAGCCGTGCCGCGCCATGCGACGATATCCACGAAGTCCGTTTCCTTCTCCGCGCCCTGCACCGCGAAATCGCGGTCGCAGGCAAGCGTGAAGGACGCAACAGAATTTCCGCTTTGCGTTTGCCGAAGCTCCGGGTCACGGGTTAGGCGACCCATCAGGACGATTTTATTCAACATTTGCGTTGCCCTCCATGACCTCACCTGTAGTCTGGTCAACAGGCATATTGTCTACCATTTCCGCATCTGCGACAACAGTAGGAACACTGAACATATCGTCGCTGATCTCCGTCTTGACCGTGCTGTCCTGCGCGATCTGCCGAACAAATTCAGACTTCATCGGCGCGTATTTCAGAACCTTTTTCAGGACAGTCTTCTTCGCCATTTCCTCAAAATTGGTCTGCCACGGGCCGGAACCGTATGCCTTGCTGTACTTCTGCGCATGGGCGCGAACATCGTCCAGCGTCATGATCTCGAATCCGTAGCCGCCGTCCTTTGTTTTGAACATCGCCCAGACGTTCACTGGGTCGCCGCGATCTCCGTTCAGCTTCGGGATAAATTTCAGGCTGCATTCTGTGCCATACTCGGCAATCAGCGTATCGTTTGCGTGTCCGACCTGCGCCTGGATCGTCTGGATCTCGCCGGAGCGGTATGCAAGGTCGATCATGCCTTTGTATCCAAGTTGGAACTGACATTCCAGACGGTTCTGCTTCCCGTTCCAATACGGGATCAAGTATGCCTGCCCAAGCGGCGTGTTCGGCTCCAGGCCAAGCTGCGCGGCGGTCATCATCGCGCCGAGGAAAGATTGCGGTGTACACTGTGCCAGTTTCGGATTCGTGGAAAGCGCGGAAAGCGTGATCCGCGTGAACCGCTCCGGCGTCATGACGGAGGGAAGCGCTTTCTTGATCTCACCCTCCATCTGCTTGATATACTGCTGCATTGTCGGATTTCCGCCGCTCTGTGCCTTCATAGCCGTCTGCGCGGTTGCCTGCTGGATTTTGTTCATGATTCTTCCTCCTGTTTCATTTCTGTAATTTTGAATGGCCGGGCCTGCACCGTTTTATAAAACGGTGCCAAATCGATATCCGGGTATGCCTCTTTAAAGGCTTTGGGCTGAAACGTCTGCCGGTTTTGCTGCTTCCAAGAGACGTTGTAGCCGTTGCAGGCGGCCCGCTCTGCCGTGCCCATATCGAGCTTGATCGTGTTTTCAATCTCGCGGCTGCGCTCCGCCAGTGCCGCCGCCTGACGTTTGATCTGCATATACTCAGATAGCAGCTGTTCGCGTCCGAACAAATCAAGCTGTTCGCCGTTGCTATCGGCATAAACCGTGCTGATCGCGTCCGTCGTCGCCTCCGAACCGTCCGGTGTAGGCGGGGTATCTTCCTCGACGCATCGCCAGAAAAGCCGCTCCGCCTCCATCAGCGCGGAGATTTCCGCCTCATCGCGTTCCAGCGTGTATGTAAAAAATCCGCGCCCGAAGACGAGCACCGCCAAATACCAACGGTCAAGGCCAGTGACAGCCAGATAGTGCACACACTGCGCATAGTAGCGTTCAGGGAACTCCACGCCGTTGAACTGCCGAATGTCAAGCGTCGAGGTTGTCTTGCATTCCAGCCCTGCATTTTCGCTGGAAATTCGCCTGTCAATGTCTGCGTGCGCCCACGGATACGCGGGATTCCGAATGATGTAGTTGCAGCGCCGCACCTTTTTCCCAGACGCTTCCTCAAAACGCTTTGCAACATACTCTTCGAGATCTCTGCCGATCCGCATAGCCTCTGTGTCTTCTTTGTCTGGAAGTCTCCCGGTCTTATCCATCCATACCGTGTACGGGCTTGCAAAGCGGCTCATTCCGATAACAGCCGCCGCGTCACTCCCGCCGATGGACTTTCTGCGTTCCTCCAGCCATTCTTCGCGGCTCATCTTCACAGTGGAGATTGTATCGAGCATTTACTCCACCTCCACAAATTTGCCGTTTTTCAGCTGGTACCAGGTATCTGCTCTGATATTTTCGCCATCTACGATTGCAGCTTTTACCGCGACAATCGGATACGTCTTCCCGTTCCATTCGCCTCGCTCGACGCAGCAGATTGCGCAGCCAAGCGCGCCCATTGCTTTGCATTCGAGGCCGGCCGCGAGCGCCACACCGGCTTTCCCTGCGGCGGAGGCTGC